TATGATAATATTCAAATTGGTTTATCAAAAGTTATTGATGATAAAGATGGAAATTTAGCTAAGTCATTAAGGATAACTAAATCGTATAAAACAGCATCGGGAGAAATTGCAACAAAAGTTGCTTTTTATGGTTATGGTAAAGATAAAAAACCTAATGCTCTTAAAGTTTTAGCTAGGGAATATGGCACATCTAGAGGAGAAGCAAAAAGACCTTTTATAAGGCCTGCTTTTAATAAAAAAAATGATATAGATAATGCTATGACAAAAATACAGGAAAAGTACTTACCAAAGGAGGACTAATTATGAATAAAGAAATTGAAGATATTTTCAAAAATTTTAAAGTTGCAGAAGTTAGTATACCAATAGGTTTTATAGACTACTTTGGAAAAGAGACAACATATATTACATATCAAAGTATAAGTAATATTCCTATATTAGCTGAAGATGATGAAATTATTTATAGTCAAGATTCAATTGATATTGATATTTTTACAAAAGGCAATTATTTAAATATAGTTAAAGAAATAAAAAAAATAATGAAATTAAATGAATATGTTTGGATTGGTGATAGCCCTGATATGCATGAAACAGACACAGGTTATTACCATAAAACGATATCATTTATAAAAGAAAGGAGTGCTTAATTATGGCACAAATAGGACTAAGACATTTTAAATTTTCACCAATCGTTAATGATGATGAATATTCAGGTTCTAATAAATTATCAGGAGCTATTGAAAGTAAAGTATCTTTAAATATAGCTGAAGCAGAATTATATGCAGATGATACATTGGCTGAAAAGGCTCAAGAATTTACTAAAGGAACAGTTAACTTAACTTGTTCAGATGATCCTGATGAAGTATTTGCACCATTACTAGGTCATACATTAGATGCAACTACTAAAGAAGTAGTAAAATCTACTGATGATATTGCACCATTTGTAGGGTTTGGAAGAGTAATTGTTAAGCTAGTTAACAATGTAAAAAAATATAAAGCAGAATTTTTTCCAAAAGTTCAATTCAAACCATTTGTAACTGATGGTAAAACTAAAGGTGAAGGTCTTGAATTTCAAACACCAACAGTTGAAGGAACATTATTCGCGAAACCTGAAGTAATTGGTACAGTAACTAAATATGTATGGGAAAAACATCGTACTTTTGATACAGATGCAGAAGCTCAAGCTTATTTAGATGACTTAATGAAAATTAGTGCAGGTTAGTATTTAAATACTAACCTCTTTTTTTATATATAAGGAGGTGAAAAAAATGCAAGAAAAAATGGTATATTTAAAAACAAAAAATGGCCAATATCCAATGATTTTTACTTTAAATGTAATGGAGTCAATACAAGATAAGTTTGGTTCTTTAGATCAATGGAAAAACCTAATATTTGTAAGTGACAACGAAGAAAGAACAGAACCAGATATAAAAGCTTTGTTATTTGGATTAACTGAAATGATAAATGAAGGAATAGATATAGAAAATGAAGAATTACCATCACCTAGACACTTTATTGATAAAAGAAAAACAGGTAGAATTATTACGGAATTAGGTATGCAAGAGGTAAATACAAAATTAGGTGAGTCTATCATAGCTTCTACAAAAAATGACGAAGCAAAAAACGAATAATCCACGAGGATGAAGAAACTATTATAGATTTCTCGTGGTTATTATTTATTGGAAAGTGCTTGCTTGGTTATAAAGAAAAACAAGTAAGGCATATGACTTTAAGAAAATTAACAAAATTGTATAATCATCATAAAAATTATTATGATTTTACATTGAAGAAAATATCTTATAAAGATTTAGAAGAAGAATCAATAAAAAGCGAAGAGTGGATACCTGAGTAAGGTATTTTTTTATTGTAGAAAGGAGGAATAATATGAGTTCTTTCGGTGGAAGTGTTAAATTATCAGGTGAAAGCGAATATAAAAAGGCATTATCACAAATAACTAGCGAGCTTAAAGTTATGTCTAGTGAAATGCAAGTTGTAACTGCGACATATGGCAAAAATGATACATCGGTTGAAGGTTTAACTGCTAAAAATAAAGCGCTTAATGATCAAATAGAAAAACAATCATCAAAAGTTGATACATTAAAAGGAGCTTTAGAAAACGCAAAAACAGAATATGGTGAAAATAGTAATCAGAGCCAAAAGTATCAAATTGAATTAAATAAAGCACAGGCTGGTCTTATATCAATGCAAAAAGAAGTAGAAAATAATCAAAAAGCAATGAGTGAGTCAGCGCAAGCGACTAGTGAAAATTCAAAAAGTATTAAAAACTTTGGTGATGAAGCAGACAAATCTGGTACTAAAGCTCTAACTTTAGGAGATATCGTTAAGGCTAATTTGATTAGTGATGCTATTAAAAGTGGATTAAAGGCTTTGGCTAGTGGAATATCAAGTGTTGCATCATCTTTTACAGATGCATTGTCAACTGGCGCTAGTTATGGTGATAGTATGCTTACAATGGCAACTCAAACAGGATTAAGTGTTGATGCTTTACAAAAATATAATGCTGTAGCAGAACTTGTTGATGTTTCTACAGAAACTTTAACAGGGTCAATGGCAAAAAATATTAAGTCTATGTCAGGTGGGAATGATTCTTATAAATCATTAGGAGTAGCTATAAAAGATGCTAATGGTAATTTAAGAGATAGTGAGACAGTTTATTGGGAAACAATAGATGCTTTAGGAAAAGTAGAAGATGAAACTAAAAGAAATGCTCTCTCAATGGATATCTTTGGTAAATCGGCATTAGAATTAAATCCTTTGATTGCTCAAGGCAGTTCAGGAATTAAAGCTTTAGGTGATGAAGCAGTTAAAATGGGAGCTGTATTAAGTTCCGATGGAGTAAATGCTCTCGGAGCTTTAGATGATGAAATGCAAAAATCTGCTTCAATTTCAAAAGCTACTGGTAATATATTAGCTAGTTCTTTTGCCCCGGCAGTAACTTCTATGTTAGGTAGTGTAAACGATATCGGTGGTTCTTTTAATAATCTTATAGCATCAATATTAGGTGGTGACCAAGGAACAATTGAAGATGCTACTAATCAATTTGTAGCGTATATTGATGCATTTATTACTAATATAAGTAGTCAAATTCCAAAAATGTTAGAAATGGGTTCAAAACTTATTTCTACATTGATAAATGCAATATCAAATAATCTACCAAAAATACTTGATGCAGGGTTAAAAGTAATAACTCAGTTGCTAAATGGTATAACAAAAAATTTAGGAACGATACTGCCTGTCGTTATAACTGTAATAATGTCACTTGTAACCGCTGTAATTCAAAATCTACCAACTATATTAGAGGCTGGAATTCAAGTTCTACTTTCATTAGTAAAAGGTATTGCAGATTCATTACCTGAGTTGATACCGGTTATAATAGATGCTGTAATAACAATGGTTGAAGCCATTTTAGATAATATTGGCTTAATTATAGATGCAGGAATTTCAATTATTTTTGGATTAATTGATGGTTTAATAAATGCTATGCCAGACTTAATAGATAAAATGCCAGAAATTATAGATAAATTGATAGTTGCAATTACTGACAATTTACCTAAACTTATTGAGGCGGGTATAAAATTAAATATAATGCTTGCAGAAGGTTTAATTAAAGCTATACCACAATTAGTATCAAAAATACCACAAATTATAACATCAATAGTTAATGGACTAGGTAATGGTATATCTCAAATGGCAGATGTTGGATTAAATATGATTAAAGGATTGTGGGAAGGAATAAAAAACTCTCTTACATGGATAAAAGATAAAATAAAAGGTTGGGTAGGAGATGTATTTAAATTTATCAAAAAGTTATTTGGCATTAATTCACCATCTCGTCTGTTTAGAGATGAAATTGGTGTCATGTTGGCCAAAGGAATTGGTGTAGGTTTCAGTGATGAAATGGATAATGTTAATAAAGATATTAAAAATGCTATACCTACAGATTTTGATTTGGGAATTAATACTTCAATTAACAATGATTTAACGAGTTCTTTATCAAATTCTTTGTTAAATTCCAATATTTCACAAAGTGAATCTATTGCTAAGGCTGTTAAAAATGCTTTGGTTGGAATGAATGTTATGCTTGAAGATGATAAAATCGGTGAAATTGTTATTAATAAAGTAGAAAAGGTGGTGTATTCATAATGAAAAATTGGATTATTTTTAAAAATATTAATTCTAATACTATAAATGGTTTGTTAGTTTGTGAATTACCACCAATTTCTAAGCCAAAAATGAGAGTTGAGACAACTGTTATTGATGGAAAAGATGGTGATATTACTGATAATCTTGGATATGAAGCTTATGACAAGACAATTAAGATAGGTTTAACTAGAGATTTTGATATAAATAAAATAATTAAATATTTTAGTGGTGAAGGTGAAATAATATTTTCAAATGAGCCAAATAAGGTATATATAGCAAAGATAATATCACAGATTGATTATGATCGATTATTGACATTCAAAATTGCTAGTATTATTCTTCATATACAGCCATTTAAATATTTATATGAAGAAACACCAACAGAATTAGAAATAACGACACAAACCAGTTTAAATGTAGAAAATAAAGGCTTAGAACAGTCTAAACCAATATTAACTTTATATGGTAGTGGAGAAATCGAAATATTTGTGAATAGCATCTCAATATTTAAAGTAAATATTGATGATGAATATATTGTAATTGATAGTTTAAATCAAGAGGCATACAAAG